CCACGCATATATATGGACCGAGACAGGAGAAGGAGTAGCTTGCACACACTTAAGAGGATTGAGGGACTGAAAGTACAACGTACCAGCACTCGCAAAATCGACAAACGAAGTTGCCGCTGATATGACTGCCGAGGTGTCATTATATAAGCGAAAAGTGGGTTTTGGGGAAATAAATGGACATATCAACTCTATTGGCTTATTTTCTCTCACATCCATAACTACAGAACCAGGTGCCTGGGACAAATAATTGTAGAACAAAGGATGTGACCCAGCACCAATAGGAATAAACATGGCATTGTAAGCAATCAACGTAGCATTTTGATTTGCATAGGGCTGGTAACTAACAAGAATTTTTCCTGAATGAAAAGGTGTTCCTGAAATCTCAACTCGAACATGCAAGTCTCCTCTAAAGTAAGCAAAATTTCTCAATTTCGCTCGAATTGCAGGTCTTAGCGACCAAGCGTCCCAAACATCATAGGAGGTTGACATCGAACCATCAACGCTTAAAGACACTGTATCTATGCTAATGGGTCTTCTCAAAAAGTCCGCTAGTTCCAACGGTGCATTCTGCCCTATATTTGGGGCAGCACTCTTGCCAGCAGTGTGGGTATCCACGGAATCACCCACAATGTCAGTAAGATTTTCTTGCATTTTAATTTCACCATTCAAGGAACCTTCCTCCATCGATTCAGGCACTAAAACTTTGCTCTTGGAAATAAGCGCGTTCATACGTTTCAATGTTGCATATAAGTCCGCTTGACGCTCCAACAAGGCCACGATTTCTGGTCCAGGTTGTAAACGATAACGAATCACATGTTTGTTATTCTTAATCATGTCTAAAGTCATACTTTTATCATACTTTTCTTCTGCCAACTTGTCTTCAATAGCATTGAGTTCTCGTTGGTAGATGTCTCTCATTGTTACAAAAAATTCATATCGTGTATTATTTGCGGCCAAAGATATATCAACGCCCGGGTTTATGGTCATCAAGCCGGGACGGAGTGACAGGTTTTGAGTCTCTTTATAAGGCAAACTCATTTCCTTGCACAAACCCAGCCCGTATCCCGTTTCAGTGTCACTCTCAAACTGGATCGGTATATCAAGATTTGTGTGGTCTGATTTAAACTTCAGAGCAATACATATATTCCTATAAGTAGGAAATTTGCACTCTCCTGGTTTGGCTTCAAAATGAATAAACATTAAATCTTCAAAAAATTTCTTCAGGCGGTTATATTGTTCTTCATCTTTGGCATGAAAAAACAATTCCCACAACGCCGATGTCAATGTGGACGTGCATTGCTCTTCTAGAGTTACACTTTGAGAGGGCATAACCCATGATAAGGATTTATTTATGGAATTCAAATCTAAGGGCGCAATGAATCGTTGAAATTCATCACTCCACACAAAATTTCTTTTAAGAAAACCAATTTCCTCAGGAGTCAAAAATTTTTTAAAAATATTGGTCTTCTGAGCATTGGTAAACTCCATTGATAACAATCTTTCACAGGCTTCTGCATAGGTGATGTTGTTATAATCATCGATGACTTCTTCTTTAACTGAAACGAGAACATCGTCACCGTATAAAAATGGCAGACAAAAATCGAAGAAGTCTTTTCCTTTGGTCTTGGGATTATCATACCACGCTGTCATCAAAGCTAAAAGCCCGTCCAAACTATTGCTCTCAGCCGTTGCATAGCGTCCTGATGTCTTGTGACCCCCTTTTGAAATCAAATTTCCAAGTAACTTTACAACTGGGTGAACTTCGTCAGATAATTGGGATTGGGTTGATGTAAG